CACCGGGCGGGGGGACAGCTAATCGCGGCGCTGTTCTATTTCGCAGTGGAGGAGGGGTTTTTGGAGTGGCACGCACGCGACATGGTAGCCCCCACCCCGCCCCCCGACGAGGAGAAATCATGACCAACGCCACTATCCGCCCCGCCGTGCTCAGATTCGCCGCAGAAATGGAGGCTCGGCTCAGGGCCAACGATCACAAGAGCGGGTGGAAGAACGACGACGCGCTCTCCTTGCTGAAGCGCCTCGAAGAAGAGGCGGAGGAACTCAAGGGAGAATAAGTAGACCCACCTCATGCAGCAAGTGCGGGGGAGGCGGGCGCATCGATGGCCATCACGATGACTATAGCAAGCCGCTGGCTGTTCGGTGGCTTTGCCGCGATTGCCATTCTGGGTACCATGCCGAGGAAAGGCGTCAGTCGGCCAACTCATAGCTCGACACAACCCCCTTGTGCCGGACAATCACCCCTTCTTTCTCAAGCGCCTTCGCAACTCTCGAGACCGTTTCGCGCGCTGCGTGGACTTCTTCAGCGATTTCGGTATGAGATGCACGCCTTCCAGCGTTTGCTTGAACCCATGCTGTAAGCCTCGGCCGTACTTGCGAAGCTCCTCTAAGAGCCATTGCCAGGCCGTATTCAGCACATAGCCTCTTAGCTTCTGTTTCAAACCCATCTGTCCACCCTCCGTGTAGCTGGAACTGCTCGCGCATGAGTGGGATGGGGTCAAACATTTACCAGCTCAAAATGCACCAAATCGAAAAGCTGTTGGTCTCCGAGATCCCGGTCGTTGTCCCAATCTCCGCCCCACCTGAGACCTATGCCCATCTCACGCGCAACACCTTGGACGTAGCCGCCGAAGTGGTAGAAGCCCCGAGTGTCAGCCCAATTGATGTGCGGGTCCTTGTCGGCGTGGTACACGGCTACGTCGATGGCCCGGGAAGGATTGGTGTTGTGGTTGCTGTCGGGCCATTGCAGGTCGGAGCGGCCGTTGTCGAAGGCTTCATTTTGTTCCACCTCATTGCGGTGGCCACAGAGCACAGTGCAATCGTAGTCCCGTACTATTGCTGCGAACAGCTCTTGTAGCCCTACCTCGCAGGTGGCTAGTCGCGAGGTGCTTGTTGCGCCAAATTCATATATGCCAATGCCGCCAGTCCCGCCATCATGCCCACTCGCATGGGCGGCTCCGATACCCAGATGAGATGGTACTCCATACCCGATGGCTCGCTGAACCCTTCCGCGTTCCAGGCCCTTGCCTTGACTCGCGAACCAATCTTGGACTCGTCGAAAGGTATCTCGACTGAGCCCTTGAATACCTGCTCGCAGCAGTCGCAAGGTGCGAACACACAGAAGAGCAAGCTGCTCTGCCCATCGATCAAGTTGTAGAAGCATATCTTGTCCACCGCCTGGACCTCTTCTGGGTCTGGGCCGGCAGCAAAACTGAATACACCATTGCCATCGCCAAAGCTTGCCCTGGCATGGTTGGCAGCGAGACTGACCCTGACTAGGCCCAGTAAGACAATGAGCGCCAGGAGTATTCCCGGGATGAGTTGCCGGATAACTAGATGACGCCAGCCATGGTAAGAGAGGACCATATCAAGGCACAGACTAGCCCAGCTATCCAGGCGGCGCGAACGGCGATGAGAACCATCTCATTCTCCTATGTGCTGGTGATCCCGGAGCAGCTTGCGGGTCATGATGAGGAGCTGGTCAAGGATCTTCCGGCACTCGTCAAGCTGCCCCTCGAGCCGCACCAGCCGCTCGAGTTCGCTGTCAGACATGGGGGTTGCCTCTGGTAACGGCTGCCCTCGTATTCTTGAGACCCATCGTCTCACCTCGTTAGCCAGGGCCACCATAGCACCCACCAGCACGGGCCAGGCATCGGTGGGGTCCTCGAGCAGTTTGGTCACCTAGTCCTCGTCGTCTCCGCTGAACAGGCCGAAGATCTTGGAGATGGCGGAACCGATACTCACCACACTACCACCAAGCACACCAGTACCTGCGTCGACTGCGACTCCCAGCACCTCAACGACCTTTGAGACGGACCCCAGCACGGACTTGGTGGCGGACCCTCCGGCATCGATGTCGGATGCGGTGGCGTCACAGTTTCCGTTTTTGGCACAGTCGACGGCATTGCCAGCGACACCCCCGAGCGTGGAGCAGCCCAGGGACAGGGCCAGGATGGCGGCGAGAATCAAAGAGGTGAACTTGGTGTACATGGTTTCTCCTAAGGTGTGGCTGATGTTGGATCGCCACTGGCATCGAATTGCAAGTCTTTCGAGGCCCGGTCTACGCTGTTGTCAAGAATGTCTTCCCGGGCCGTGGCATCTGTTATCGGATACTTGAGGCATCTGTCGATCTGTTCTTGGAGCTGCTGCATCCGCATGGTCATCCTATCGAGCTGGTTGGACAGGGCCGTGGTGCTGATGGCCGAACTCTGGGCCGGGTCGTAGGTCTGGGTCTTGGGCTCGCTGCGGGTAATGGTCCAGGTGACGTCGTCGAGGGGGAAGTCAGTTGTCCCATCCACCACTTCTACTGTGCCAGTTGATCCTCCTCCGCCGGTCACGGTGTAATCCGTGTTGAGCACCATGGTTGACTCGGCACCAGTGGAGAGCAGCCGGCGGGTGACGGCCAGGTCGGCGGCATCGAAGAACTCGAAGGTCACGGCTAGTGAGGCCTCGGTGCCGTCACCGGTGAATTGGAGTCTTGAGGAACTTGATGTGACTGTCATAGTGATGCCTTTCCGCGGGACTTGCTGCTTCTCAGGCCCAGTGCGTCTGCGGCCTGTTCTTCGAGGAAGTTCACTCCGTTCTGGAGATAGAAGGTCTGGTTGAAGGGGATGTTTCTACGTACAAGGCGGAACTCTTCCCTTGTAGGCTTCTCGCCCATAACGCCCCGCACGGTGGCACCACCGAGGCGCGGGATGTCCGAGAAGAAGGTTCCCGATGCTGGGCCCATTAGCGTTGAGGCCATGTTCCTATTGGCATACCTGCTGTTGCTGGATATGCCAAGTACGTTTTCGTAGACGGGGAAGATGCGGTCCAGCATATTCATGGGCTCCTGCATCAGGTACGGGATAGCGCCACTACGATCTACGCCCTCTGCTACCAACTTGGGGAGGTTGCCCCACTCCACCTCCCGGCCAGCCGCCAGCTCTGCCAGGGCATATCCCAACATCCCCAATCCCACAGCATTGGCTACACCGAATAGATGTGCTGCTGCGTCACCGGCACCACCGCGTCCCACCATGGCAAACGACTGGGCCATTGGGACAATGACGCGCGCATGGGAGGCCAGGAGGAAGGACTTGAACAGGAAGATGGTCTTGAGCTCTGCGCTCTTCGGCCCGTAGGAAATCGCAAGCGGGAGGTCGCCGACCGTGGGTGTGACGATGATTGTGTCAACGGCCTTGCGCATGCCCGCGTTCCAGGCGACCTGCGCCTCTATGCCCTTCGGCCCGCTTTCTGCCCAGAGATCCACGCGGCCCACGTCCCAGAATGTTTTCTTGGGGGAATGGATTGAAACCTGCTCGGCCATTAGGTCAAGCATCTTCTCATTGATATTGAGACCCTTCATATACCTCAGCTCGCTTCTGCTAAGCGTGCCCCTACCCCATGAGCGAACGTTTTTGATGAACCGGGGCTGGAGTACATTGCCGGTGAGGGTCTTGACGCCAGCGTTCCAATGGTTGCCGCCGAAATATTTCATTGACGTGGTAGCCATCCAGTCGCCGGCTTGGGAGAACTTGCCCGCATTTTGGCCGAAATCCGTGCCAACATCCATCATCGCGGCCATGCGTTCCATGAGCGTCTTGTCGACGGCAAGCGAAACCATCTTCACATCACCCTCGATGTGCTTCATCCCGCCAGCCAGCACCTTGACGGTGCCGCCGAATGTCCTGACAACACCCTGCGTCATTGTGATACGGGCAGGGTCAGAGATCGAGGAGAAGACGATGCGGCCCATAGAGGTGGCGCTCTTAAACTGGCGCACGACCTTCAGGGCCCGCTCCCATCTGCCGTTGGAGGCCAGGCCACCGCGACCGCGGGCCATCGCAAGCATCCCGGTGATGTCGTATATCTCGTTTTCCTTGTCCTTCATTATGCGCTTGCGCGCCTTCACGTTGGGTGCGGCAGCGGCTGCCTCGTCGTACCAGTCGGTCATGTATTTCCACATGGCCCAATCCTCGGGCTTGGTGGAGCCGAACTTCTCGAGGAGTTCAATGTCGAATGCCATCGTACGGTGCTGCGACTCGAGCACCACGTCGGGATCCTTGATGAGCCAGGGGCTCTTCTGCTCCATGCCCCAGCGGACAGTCCGGGTGCCCATGTGGTTCGTGTGCGGGCCTGCGTTCGCGATGCGGGAGCTGGGTATGCGCTCCGGTGACTCGCCAAGGATGTGGTCTTTCATCTGACCCACGCGGATCTTGATCCCGTCCTCGTTTGGCATGGTCTTGAACGTGTCTTCGTGGGCCTTGTTGAACTTGTTCCGGGTGGCGGTGATGCCGCCCTCTTGTTCTCGCACCTTGGCCTTGAGCGTCTTTACGTTCTCCGCGCTCTTGGCCTGGGCCGCCTTGATCTCTGCCTCTTCCTTCAGCCGGGCCCGCTTCTCGAGGCGAGTCTTGTCCCTGGTGTTTTCGGCGCGCTTTTTCTGCCATGCCTTCTTTGACGCACCAGCACGGGCCCGTAGTGTGGCGAGCTCCTCCGGGGTGGGCTTGTTCGTCTTCTTGGCCATAGCTCGAGATAGGGCCCGGCTGTCTTCCTGATGTGCCTTGCGAAGCGCATCACGTTCGGCCCGGGTCCTGGCCTCCTGGGCCGTAAGCTTTTCCGGTGTGTCTGTCCGGCCCAGCTTCTCCGCGGCTGCGTTATTGCGCTTGTGTTCGTTCTGGGCCTTCCGTAGTTCGGTCTTGGACTTGTTCAGCTCGCCCTGATCGTGGCGAAGCTGGCTCTTATGTACAGCGTTCTCTTCATTGTACTTTGCAACGTCTCCGGCAATGTCTCGCCGAATCTCCTCCGCGGCAACGTCATCGAACTTTCTGCCGTCCGGCAGCACACCGTGTTCCACCTCATGCCGGTCCCACATATGGGGCGCGTATGCTTCTGAGTGGTCCTTTGTCCAGCCCTTCTGTATTCGCTCAACACCCTCTAGCCGCTTGGTGTACGGAGCGTATCCGAGATCTGTGTATACCTTGGCGGCTTGCTCTATTTCCGCTTTGGCCGCCTGCGACCTGGGTCCGCGCCAGTCCGGCACCACGTTGCCATTGTCTATGGCAATGAAGATGTCCTCACCAAATTCCCGTTCGGAGAGGCGGCCGTCCGGGGGCTGGCCCTCCTTGCCGAGGCGGGTCTTGTAATCAGCGAAGGACGATACGCGGGCCTTACGTGTTTCAATCAGGGTCCATTGCTGGTTCTTCGCCCTTGTCTGCATAGCGCCGCCCGGGGCCAGAACCTCGTCACTGAACTTGGCAGACATTTCGAACATCGAGCCGGCAAGGCGCCTGGCCCATGGGTTCCTGCGCAGCGCGAAGATCCGCAGCATCGGGCTGACATTGAGCATGGCCCCCAGCTTGGCCATGCCGAGAGAGGGCTCGAGCTCTGCTAGGGCCGGGGTCATCGGGGACTCGATCAGCTCGCCGGTTATCACATCCTCATGCTTGATAGTGCCAAGCGAGTCGTCTATCGGGGTAAGGTCGAGCACGTCTTCGGCTTCATAGTAGGAATTGGAAGTGAGCTCGATCTCATCATCGAGGCCGCCCATGTGGCGTGACGTGTCCATGCTGGCAACGATGTCGTCACCGATCATCTTGGTCACTTCGGCATCCGTGGCCTCCCGGCCGACTGTGCCGCCCGGATCGTAGACCGGGGTGTCTGTTCCCTTACGGACACGATAGAATCTGCCGATGCCGGCCGCGGACCCACCGAGAATGCCGCCCAGTATCACGGCCCCGCCCAGGTTCATGACGCTTTCTTTACCCGTGCGCGTGTCTTGCGAGACATGGAGCACACCCTCGGAAACGGCGGTGGAGAGAACGCCCGCCCTCACTGCGGTCTTGGCCCCGCCGAGCACGGTCTTGCCCAGCCTTGCCCCGCGTATGGCAACGCCACCAACAGGGATGAAGTTCACTGGGTCAGCGAACCCAGCAGCCAGTTGCAGCGCGAACCCTTCCCAGCCCGCGTTGGCGAGGGTTTGGGTTTGGTTGTACTCGCGCATGAGCCTGGCTTCTACGATTGCAAAGTCGTGCTCATTCTCCACGCCGTACTGGAACCTCGAGAACTCTTCGAGTTCGAGGATGGTTCCCTTAACGCGATCGCTGATAACGAAGTCCGGGTCGACATCGTGTGTCATGGCAGCCGTTTCGTAGATCCTGGTTATCCCGCTGACCAGGGTGTTCTCACGCTGGAACGCTGCCTTGGCTATGTCAAGATGTGAGGGGCCGTGAATTTCTGCATGTGTCTTCTCGCGAGCCCCCACCTGTACCGGGGCCTCTTCTTCGGTGGCTGGCGCTGTCTCGGGTGTTGCCCCCGGTGCCCCGGCGGGTTCTTCCGGTGCGGCCTCGGCCGGTGCCTCGACAACGGGGGCCTCAATCGTAGCCGTGGCTTCGGGCGGCGGTGCGTCCGTTTCGGGGATTAGAACCCTGGGAGTTGAAAGGGGTGCCACCTTGCTGTTACCTACCCGCTATCGAGCCGAAGCCATGACGGCTGGCCTGTTCCCGCCTATTGGTGTCGGCCTCAATCTGTTCATCTGTTCGCGTCTCTGCCTTGGCCCTGGCAACCCGTCCCTGCATGGCAGACCATGCGACATCGTTCTTAAAGTCGGAACCCTCATATGACTTGCCTATCTCTGCGGCCTTTGCATCATTGCGAGCCTTGATGGTTGCTGCCTCTTCTGCTTCTTTGGTCAGGCCGTAGTCTGGATAGAAGGTGGGGATTATCTCCCCATCAGCAAAGGTCTTCGGCAGCGGGAGCCCCGTTTCCTCGTCGCGTTCCTGAATGAACCAGCGATACCCGTCCTTGGGCCCCTCCAGTGTTGTGCGATCTATCGTGAGTTCCAGCTTGGCTGCCTCATCGATATTGTCCTGTGTTAGGTCGCCAACCGACTTCTTAAACACATCGGCTGCGAGCTGCTTTGTTATCCACTCGCCATCTCCGCCTTGCGGGTGATATAGGCGAACGCCGTGCTTTTGGTATCCCCATTCGCCATTCTTGGTCCCGATGTTGGTGTAGGCGTGAGTGGCCTTGATCGTGTCGACCATGTGCTTATATGCGGCCTCCTCGTTGCCATGCAACAGGATGTAGGAGTGGAGCAGCGTGGCTATATCAGTGGCGATGGGGTCATTGGGCTCGATGTCGGCAACGAGATGTCGCCAGCTTGGATCAAAGGCATCCTCCACGGCCTGAATCCCGTTGGCCAAGTACGTGTCTGCGTTATCCACATACGCCCGTTCTCGCCTATCTCTTTCTGCCAGCCCCTCTGCACCAGTTGGCAGCAGCACCGCTCTGGCCTCTTTGGCAAGCGCGATGTTGGCGGGGTTGGCCGGGTCGTGATTTGTGCCGTGTGCCGTCATGAGCTTTTCTGTTTCTATGGCTAGTGCGGCCACCCCCTTGCCAATGATGTCCTCGTAAACGGGCGCGACATTGAGAAGCTTGCGATAGGAAACGGTGGAGGCAAGGAGGTGCTGGTCGCTTGATGACGCGAGCCCAGCGGCTAGCTCGTTTAGCGCAGAATCCGGCGGGAACCCCACCGCGTCTATGTGTTCCAGCGCGAAGTCTATGTTGCGTGGATCGTGCTTGGCGTAGCCTGCCTGGGCCAGCTTGGTGTCATACCAAAGACTCGCGTCCTTCTTGCACTCGGGATCTCTGGCGAAACACGCCTCCTTGTTCTGCACCCTCATTGTTGCACGAAATAGGCTTAGGCCCTTTTCGTCGTGCGCATTACCGGCGTCGCCGATCTTCCTCTTGAGTGCCGTTGCCTTTGCGGCAGAAATCCACCTGGCATCATCCCTTCTCAGCTCCTGGCGGGCGTCAATCTCGGGGATGGTGGCGCGTGCATTCGCGAAGCGGCCCGCATCTATGTCCGCGTCAATACGAACCTCCAGCTCGCCCTGCTCCACCGCGCTGAGCTGGTTAACTAGGAGCTTCTTGTATTTGTCCGACTCCTCGGGCGGTAGGTTCTCGAACTCCCCTTCCTCCATCTGCTGTAGGGCGTCTCGGATTTCTGTGGTGGTCCCCATCAGTGCCGCGTCTAGTTTGCGCGTATCGATTGTCATCATTGCGGCCTTGAATGCCGCATCGGCTTCTAGTGGTGTGCGGACGGGGCTGTTCAGTAGGGCCCCGGCTATCAGGTCAACGGCCTCCTGGTATTCCCGTTCGGTAGTGGCAGACATGGCAACTGTTGTCAGCCCCTCAACGGCCCGCGCCTCTTGCCCCCTGCGCGCCACGACAAAATTCTGATGGTCCTGGTTGGCGATCCGTATATTTGCTCGACCCTGCATGTCAAGCGATGTCTTCTTGAACTTTGTTCGGGCAAGGCCGCTATCCGTGCTGCCGAGCACGCGATCGCGCAGCTCCTCGTTCTTCTTGCTGGCCTGTTCACGACCCTTTACCGTGAACCCTTCATCCTTCAGATCCCGCTCAATCTCATCAACCCCGGCCATGTAGTCGCTTTGCATGCGGATGAGTTCGAGCTCCGCAGCGTCCACCACACGAGCCTGCGCAATGGCAGCGATGGTGCCGCCCAGTTGCTGAAGCCCCTGGTTTAGGCGTGTCAGCCCGGCTGTGGCCTGATTAGCACCGGGCCCAACCGCACTACCGGGGTCGATGATGGGGATTCTGCTAGGCACGCGGGGCATCAGGTAGCCGCCTCATAATCAGCAACACCGCCAGCAGCGGTAGCAATCCCGCCCAGCAGCGTGCCTACGCCACCGATGGTTGCAGAGCTCTGGTCTGCCTTAATGCTGGCCAAGGTGACATCAGTCTGGGCCCGGACTCGCTGGATGTTCTCGAGGGTGTCCCTGCCCATCTGCCCCAGGATGTCGGCGCGGGAAGTGCCGCCGGCCCCGCTCATACCGGCCTGTGCGATGAACGCGCCCTGCATTTCCTTGCGCTGGCGCTCGAGGTCTTGGATGCGGAGTTCTTCTTGCCGCCTGGCCTCGTCTCGTTGGGCGGAGGCGGCATTCTTGGCTTGGCTCATTCCGGCAATGCCCATGCCCACGGAAGACACGGCCGAGAAGAGGGTTGCTGATAGCGCTAGAACTTCCGGTCCCATTAGTTGTGCCTCGAGTATAGAAACGAAGTGCTATGGGTGTGGGGCGCGTAGCACTTCATCCCGTTGGGCGTCTCGCAGGTGAAGCCCATGGACCGCAACCACTCCCGGTGGCGGGGGTGGGTTTCAACTGCTGTGGCCTGTATGCGGTTGAAGTACCCGTCATCAAGGGCCATTGCAAGTAGGCGGCGTGCGTGGCGGCCTATGGCGACCCCGTGCCTCTCGAAGCCCTCGCGTGAGATCAGGGCCCATGCCTGGCCAACCCCCTCCCAGAGCGGGCCGATCCCCATGCAGGCCACCACCTTGCCATCTACCACAACGCTGCGGGCCCAGCTATTCAGCCACTCCTCGTCTGTGACAAGCAGGCGGCTGTCGAATGCCTCGTCGATCTGGGACTGTTGCAGGTCTTCGTTTATCTCGAGCAGGTGCTCGCGTGTGCAGGGGAGTATCATTTGTCGCTGTTCCTGATGTCTGCGATGAGGCCAAGGATGAAGAACGGCAGCGGCTCGTCTTGCTGGATGTAGATAGATGGCCGGCGTGACCAGCCTGTCTCCACCTGCACATCCTTGATCCCGCTCTCGGGCGGCTCCTGGGTGTCGAATGTATTCTCCTCGAACTCCACAGGGGAAAGGCTGTCGGAGTCGGGGCCGATCTTGAATGAGGACGTATTGAGGACCCGGAGGTACGAGTGGGCCTGCTTGATGAGTGCCCCCTCTGTGCTGCCTGCTCGGTCTGGAGGTGATGGCTGGAACGGCTCGAGGTTGCGATTGGCGTAGAGGCCGACATGGACCGTGTCAGTGATTCGATCCAGATAGGCGCCGTAGTTGAGGTGGTGAGTGCCGGAGCCGGTGTCGGATACGGTGACCCGGGCCAGGTTGGGGGTGATGATGTGCCAGGTGCCAGAGCCGGCGGTGGTGAGGTTCAGCGTGGAGCCACCCTGGGTAAGGGAGATCTTGATTGTGTTGGCGTCTTGGATGTTGGCCCAATACTTTACACCCAGGCTGAACGTATGGGTGCCAGAGGGGTCTGTGTAGCCCGGCACGGGTCCCGCCGTGAGCACGAAGTAGATCGGGCTGTCTACACCATCATCTGCCATGCCGTGGGCTGTTAGCGTGATAGTCTCTGCGCCCGTATCCACGTGGCCATCAGAGAACTCCTGCCAGTAGGTGTGGACCTCGAAATCATCTGGTGTGTTCTCGATCAGCTTGTAGGGTATGCCCGCGGTGAGACCAGCAGGCAGTGCGCCGTTGGAGTTGCTGAAGCTCACGGGGTACACGTCTTCAGGATTCTCGCGGGTCGCGCCAGAGGAGTGGTCTAGGGTGAGCTCGTTGTTGACCGTGCTGACATCACCCGCTACGAAATCAAGAGATGCAGAGACGGTAATGGTGCCGCGGTAGATGCCGTCTGCAACGACATGGGCCGTGTCGCCGGCCAGGAAGTCGATCTCGTTCGTGATGGGGACCATGGTGCGGCTATTGGCGCCGTTGTCTACGGTGACGCCACAATCAAGGAAGTAGGCGTCTTCGATGTTGTCGTTCTCTCCATCCCAGGGCGCCGCCATGTACTCAATGGAGCGGTAGGTGGAGCCCTCGAAGGTACGCTTCACGGACAGCCAGAGCTCATCCCCCGTGTCCGTGGCATTGGGTATGACGGCCAGAGATTCAACCACGGCAGCAGACGTGTCGTCAGCGCCGTAGATGAAGCGGCCCCAACCCTGGATGCCCTGTTCATTCACATAGCAGAGAACGGCAACGGTCCCGTCGTCTAGCCGGGCATGGATCGCCCGCCAGGGGTAGCGCTGCTTAGCAAGCTGCTGGACGCCAGAGTAGGTGATGTGGTCGGCGTTGATGGTGAGCTCTTTGTTCTGGTACACCTCCGTCTCGTTCGCGTAGGCGATGGCAAGCACCTCGCGCTTGTCGGCCGAGGTGTAGACGACCTCGCTGCCGGATACGACGGGTTGAACGGTGGAGGCAGAGTCCTCGAGACTGGCATTGGCCTGGATGGAGGACGGGGTGATGGGGTCGCGGAAGATGCTGGCCTTGACGTCCCAGATGCCATCGCTGGTGCCCACCACCATGGACTGGACCGTCTCGATCCAATTGATGGCATCGGCCTGGCCCTTCTGGAGCGTGAAGCTGACGGCGTGGTCATCGAACACGTTACCGTTGCCGTCAACGCCTATGTCTGTGGGGGTCATATCCTCGTACAAGCCAACACGGGTGCCATAGAAGGAGTCGGGGCTGCCGGAGGCCCCGGCGTAATAGACACGGTCACCCGTCATGCCAATGACCTTGGGGTAGCCTGTGGCGGTGGCTGATCCGAAGACGCCCATGCGCCATTTGTTGGCCGCGGATGTGCCCACGAAGGCCTGAAGGATGTTTACGCGGACGACCGTAGTGCTCACAAACTCCCGGATTACGCAGTAGCCCCAAGCCTCAGTGGCTGCATCGCCATCAGCGTCATCCTCGAGCCGCACCAGCCGGCCTATGTCACTGGCCGAGAACAGGGCGGAGCTGGCAGTGAGGGTAATGCGGGCTGCGGCATCGTCGTTGCCGCTGGCTGCTGAGGGTGTGATTGTGGTGCCTTCTGTTAGCTCACCCTCGCTTTCGAGGAAGTACGGGCCATCGAGCAGCGTCACCTCGTCATACTGCCACTTGGCATGGCCGGTGCGGGAGATCTTGCCGACCGGGTAACCATCCCCGACTATGTAGACGACATCGTTTAGCTGCTTGAATTGGATATCGTACAGGTCGGCAGTGAGATAAGGGGTGTCTAGCTCGGCAGCTGGCGTGATACCGAGGGCTGCGCCCAGGGTGTGGGTGCCAACGCCTTGGTCGGTGATGTTTACCGCGGCCCCATCTGCTGCTGCGGCAAGCTGGAACTTCTGCCTCTTGTAGGCGTCGGTGGGGTAGAGGGTGTGGGTGCCGCCTGCTGCACCGACTGTGACGATATCCACAACCCCGCCACCAACCGACAACTCGAGTTCAATGGCGTTGGCCCCGGACGTTGAGGTCTTGATGAAATACTCGTCGTTGGTGTCAAGCTCCGCGGGCAGCTCGCCCGTGGTCCTCAGCATGTACGGGCCCTCGCCGTCCTCGATAAGGTGGGCGGCTATGGCTATCTCGTCCGTGCCTACTGTGATGTCTGTGTTGACGAATGTGTGCTCTTGCGGGAGCTTCACATAATAATCCGTCGTGCCATCAGTACCGGCAGGAAGGGTGTCGGTGGTGGTGAGCCTGAGCGGGCCTTGGTTGTGGGCCAGGCTGTGGCTGACGGCGGTGCCGGTTGCGTCGGCATCCCTGGCCTCAATGGTGTCCGCGGTGGCGTCAACGGCAGCCGCAATGGTCACCACGTCATCAGCTTCTATCTGCGCATTGTTCCTGAAGAAGCGGGCCTTCAGGTTACCCAGCTCAATGACGTATGCCTGGGTGTTGGAGAAGCGGAAGGGGATGAGGCGGCCCTTGACAGAGCTGTCCATCTCCTCTTTGACGTGCTTGGTGCCAGGGCGGGAGACGACACCACCGCGGGGGTCGATGAAGCAATTCTCTAGGGTGCGAAGGCCGTTGGCGTGCTTGTCAATGTCGGCCCTGCCCTCCATCTTCTTAGAGAGCTCGCCTACGTTCATTGAGTTCTGGGCTACTCGCTGGCGGCCCATCAGTGCCTCACATCAATCCACTCATCATTGACGATGACTTCCGGCATCCCCTCCTGGCCGTCCAGTGCCTTGGCTTCGGCGGTGCGTTCACGCGCGATCTGCACCAGGTTGGCCTGGGTGGTGTTGCTGGGGCCGATGGACTGGGCCATGTCGGCGGCCAGATGGGCAGCGAACATCTCCACAGCCAGGCCGTCCCAGTTGCCGTAGTTGACCACTTGCTTGATGTACTTGATCTTGATCGGGCCGCCCTTGTCGGTGACGATCTTGCGACCCTCGACCTTCCAGGTGCCCTCGTGGAAGTCTTCGTTCTCGACTTCGATGACCCGCAGGCACTTGTTCACGCCCTCGGGTAGGGAGTATTGGTAGTCGTATTCCCAGTCCGGGGTAGCCGTGTCTGCCGTGAGCGTGACGCGGGTGACAGCGAAGTTCCAGTTGTGGGAGCGGAGGACCCGGTCGCGCACAAGGGGGAAGAAGCGCTTGACGAGACGAGCTCGGTCATTGTCCGCATCGAGCGAATCAATGGAACGCGCCCCGAGCTTGTCTAGGGCGAGGTTTGCAATCTCAGTATCAGATGCCATTCAACCCTTCCGTAGAGCGGTGCGGGGCAGGGAGGAAGGACCCACCCCGCACCTTCTCTACTGACTTCCCCACACGGAAGGCAGAGAGAAACAAGGTGGTGCTAGTCGCCGGACGTGTAGAGAACGACAAAGGAGAGATCGCCACCCAATGTGGAGTTAAGCGCTGCCGTGAGGGAGATCACCAGCTCGTACCAGATATTGCCCGGATCAGTCGCAACGCCCGCGTCTTCCCAAACACGCTGGTTAATGGCGGTGATATTGCGCGCCTCGAATGCGTGTTCGAGACCGGTGGTATCTGCCGTGGTGTGAGTATGGGCACTCGCGTAGGCATCGGGGTCGGTTGCGTCGGCAACAACCACGGATGCGCTTTGGGTCTGCGGGAAGATCCCGAGATCAAAGGTAAAGGTGGTGTTTGCTATGTCGTGGAAGATTCTGATCGACTTAACAGAGTCATGGGCTCGCAAGCGACACAAACGATAGATCGAGTTGTCTAGATCGTTGGCCCCCCACGCAATGGTCCCAGACTTGCAATGGACAACGCCGTGGTCTTGGCGGTTATCATTGACGACAACGGGGCTCGCATAGGTGTTGCTAATTTCCGTCGACACAACGGCTTTAAGAGACATTAATTCTTACCTTTCAAAAAGCCCGGGGGCGGCAGCCGGACACTCCGCACCCCCCGCTCCCGGGCAATTCACTTACTTACTAGATGTCGATGAAGAGGCATCTAATAACGCCCTTGTGCTCCATCCGCGTGGCGCCAACATCAAGCAGCATGGCCACTTGGGTGCTGTTCCACTTGTCTGAACGGTTCGACACTGCCAGCCTCGGGTTCAGGCCGAATGCCAGGAGCATCGAGTTGGTTGCCCATGCCGGACACAGCCAGTTGGTCCCATCATTGTCGAGCCGCTCACTGCGGAGGATATGGAACCCGTAGTAGTGAGTGAGCTCTCCGGTGATGATGCTATTGGCATTGGCGTGGCCGCCCATTGCCCCGAACTCTCTCGAGGCTGCGCCGCCTGCCGTGGTGATGTTCTCGGTGAGGAGCTGCCTGATTACCTCTGCGTTGCCACAGAAGTTGTACCCCTCGTCCTCGTCGAACTCGTTCACCTGGAGCATCTGCCTTACTTCGGCAAGCGCCACGAGGTCCGGGGCCTGCGTTCCCAGTTCGGTGTCCGAGTCGGAGTTGAATGTCTCCGTAGTCCCACCTGCCTTGCCGGTGTTCGCGGTCGCGAAGAACTTGTCGATGAGTACGTCATCGATAGTTCTACCGGTCGCACTGCCAAAGCTGTTGGCGTAGTGAGAGGTTGGATCCATCATGGTTCTGACAAGGTCCGCGATGTCCACAAGGTCTGCGTTGCCGTAGGTAGAAGTTGTTACTTGTCTTCGGGCGTGAGGAGTATCTGTTATCGTGGTATCGGCATGTCGAGAAGTTAGGAGAGTCATTGCAGACAAACCTATCTGATCGAAGTACGCCTCTTCGCCGTTGATATTCTCAACGCGAACAGCGCCCGCAAGGCGGGACTTCTTTTGCTGTGCAAGGTGCATCACGTTGGCAGAGAACTGCTTGACGTGAGCAGTCGTAATTTGAGTAGAGATAGCCGTAGCCTCCAAAGTGTATGTTGAACAACTTCGAAGTGGCTACCCGTTCTACCCCGTGTGGAGGTACGGACCCCTCTATAGCTTAGGTGCTATGTCCCAGGTTCTTTAACCTGCTAGCAACCGGACGGCCTTACTTGCAAGACTCGCTACCCGATAATGTCCGGGCCTACGCCCGGGATAACCTGTACGCCTTCCATCTCTAGCAGCAAAGCACTAGCCTGCGCAACCGCGTTGTCGTGGCCCTGGTCTCGCTTGTTGTAGTAGGCGCTATTCATGTCGCCACCCACGATGGCGTCGTACTTCTTCTTGGCCTCGGCGGGGGTGTTACCCATGGGCGGCTTGATCTCCCCAGCCACCTGCTGGCCTTCCTTCATACGGTGCCCGAAACCCACCATAAGCCGAGTCATATCAGGGTGATCGCCCAGAAAGGTGCCATCCTTCAGCTCGAGGAGGGCCAGAGTTGCGGCGCTGTCTGCCCCGTACTTCTCGAGCAGTGCCTTGGCAAACTGCTGATTGGGCTCGTACTTGTTCCCCCACTCCTTCTTGAGCTCTTCCCTGGCTGCGAAGTTCTGCCCGGCCTGATGCTGGCGGACCATGGAGTCCACCTGCCCCTGCATCTCGAGGAAGTCGTTGTAGATCCCCTCGGCCTGATCCTTGGACAGGCCATGGTCAAACATCTTCTGGCGCATGGAGTCAACCATGGGCTGGGCCAGATTCATGCCTTCTGGGATCGCTGAGAACTCGTACCCCCCTGGCTCCGTGGGGCGGCCCATTTCAGTATAGAAGCGGCCCATGTCGGTGGGGTCTTCGGGGTTGCCGGGGACGATGCCCTTCTTGCCAACGCCCAGGGCCTTGGCCTGGTTCTCCACCTGATCCACATAGTCATCGAAGCTCTTGGAATTGATGAGCGAGGTGGCGCTGCGCCGATCGTCTGTCAGCGTATTTATCTGGGCCTTCCACTCATCGGTCTGCCAAGGCTGACCGGCAATGGGAGAAGGGGTAGCGCTGACAACGGTGGTCTCGAGCCCAGGTTCCACGGTCGGATCTGGAGTTGGGGTAGTAGTGGGTTCAACGTTGGTAGGCTCCGTGGCGGTGGGTTCTGCCGTTGCCGCGACCACATCACCGCCGGGCGCTATGAATTCTGATGACATTACTCCTCCTCTTCTTTCTTCAGCATCTCCTGCATATAGGCGAACAGATCACGCTTTCCCTCAACAAAGGCCAGAACGAGACCATCCGCCTGCCCGATCTTGAATGCGCTCTTGCCGAAAAAACAGCGGTCGCCTATATCTGCCAAGACTTCCATGGCAACAGGCGACCCGTCGAATACGAGCTTGTATTTGGCAGACATCGCCGCACGCTTGGCAACTATCTGGGTTACCTGCTCTTGCTGCTCTGCGGGCGTGGGCTCGTCTGCGTACCGATCCTCTCTGTGTTCCATACCTTCCCCTGGCCTACTGGCGTAGCGACGCCGTGTTCTTCACGAGGTCGCCGCCTGCTTGTGCTGCCTGCATGGCCTGCTCGCGTTGCTGCTGTTCGGCTTGCTGCTGGGCGCGCTGCTCACGGATCTGGGCCACAAGAGCCTTGAGCCGCAGCATCTCTGCCGGGTTGCCATTGCTGGCCGAGTATTCGCGCAGCGCGTAGTCCACATCGAAGTTGTCCAAGCCCTCCGGAAACACCTGGGCCAGGTTGGCTGCGATGGTGAGTGTATTCACGATGCCCTGGGCGCGGCCGCGCTTCTGTGCCACTGCTACTGGCGAGATGTACTCGACTTCTATCTCTGCCCCGAACCCATCTTCATCGTAGAACTCCTCGGGGAACTGGATGTGGTCGAACTTGCCTTGACGCGCAAGAATCCCAACTACGCGATTGACCAAAGGACTCAAGAGCTCGACCTCAAGGCGCCCCGATATTGGGGAAAAGTGTTGCCTCATTGTGTCAGAGAGCTCTTGGACCTCTGTAGCGGTCATATTCTTCTTGCTTGCTAGCTGAAGCAATTCGAACATGGCGGTCGTCCGGATCTGATCACGTTGCCGCTCGATCAGCTCTATCCCAATGTCAATGCGTCCGCCATTGGCAAATTCGCGGATGGGGACTTGGTCGATACCGGTGGGGTTGTAGACCGTGAGCGTGTTGGGGCCGGTCTTGACATTGCCCACGATGGAATCGTTCTGCACCAGCAGCGGCGGGTCCACGGCCTTGATGCCCGCGCGCAAGATGGTCTTCACCATCACGTTCAAGGTCTTGGCATCGGGGAGCATGAAGTTGCCAATGCCGATCCCATAGGTGTTGCCGGCGTCTACGATCCAGCGCGCCGGCATATAGGGCATCTCGTGGTAGCCCTCTTCCTTGATGATCTCGCCCTCGTCCTCCGAGATGTACTGCGAAACGAAGGCCATGCCGGACTCATCCAGGTTCCCCTCTATCTGGTCCAGATTCGGGTAGACCCAGTGGATGAAGGTGCTTCGCTCGAATGGCTCACCCGATGCTTTCTGCCTGATCTTGACCAGTGGCGCGTCTGGGAACTTCTCGAGGGCCTGCTTGTTGGTGAGCTCGAATTCCCGGAAGACCTCCTTGACCTGGCCCCTCGAGTTCTCAACGAAGTACATCTCCTTCATTGGCCGGGTAGAGAAGAAGACGCCGTCGCCATCGTCGCTCTCGACATATGGGCAGCAATTCCCAAAGCTCACCATATCGATATATGCTTCGTGCATTTGCGGGGTGAAGCGGGCCGCGGGACGGTCGAATTCCGAGACCACGATGTCTTCCATCTGCCCCAGGGCCTCACGGGCGCCATCGAGCTCCATGAGCTTCTTGTTCTTGGTGGCGAGCCCGTGCCAGCGGGTGGAGCGGTTGGTGAGGATCGAGTCCAGGGCGTCTGCCAGGCGCCGCAGGCTCATGGCCGGGGTATTGTCGTAGATGAGGGTATTGCGAGTGAGGCCGGGGTTGCGCTCTACCTCGAAGTCCCTGTAGCCCAGGATGTTGTCGGCAATGAGCTGCCAGGTGTGCTCGAAGTTTGCGCGCTCGCTCTTGAGTGTGGACAGCATGTCCAGCACTTCATGGGCCTTGGCGTTAGGCATCTAGGAGTGTCCCCCGCTGTGAAAGGAGATCTTCCTCCTCGTCTTCTACGCCGGATGGGCTGGTGAGGAGGGTGCCGGAGCGGCGGCGAAGGGCACGGCGGCGGAGGGTTGACGCTGCCTCGGAGCGCTCCCGCAGAAACTTGGTCTTGGCTTCTTCTACATCGGCCCGTAGGCCCGCGGTCATTGCGAGCTTTTCTGCGCCACCATCAGAGAACGCCATGGCTACCCCAATTTACTCTTGCTGCCCAGCAGCGTGTCTTCATCTATCGCGCGCATCGGCCCAGTGAGAAGCGTCCCGCCGCGCCCGGCCTGGTTCCTGGCGATGGCCCTGCGCTTCGCCACCTCACCCTCGGATCCCGCCTCCTCCACGCGAGCGGCCTGGGTGGCCAGGGCCGTGATGGCCTGATCCCCAAACCGGGCCTTCTTCTCCTGGCCGCTTACGAATGTGCCCGGACCTTTGCCCGCGTCCGTGCTGGGCATGAAGTCGTCCGGCACCGTGCCAAGTGCTGCCCTGATTGCAGCCAGCGTGCTTTCGGGTGTGGTCCTGTCTGCGGACCGGAGGCCCAGGTCGTCAGCTATGAAATTTGCCAGTCCGGCCTCATCGAATGGTGTACCGGTCTTCTCCTCGCGCTTGATGCGCCACGCCTCGAAACGGTTCAGCTCGCTGGTGCGAAACTGCTTTTCAATTTCCCGGTTTAGATCGTCCAGGTTGGCGCCGTACTTGCCAACCTTCGTTGGAGATGGCAGCGGGACTAGGTCAAATACGGTAGGCATTAGGTGCCGTACTCCATGCTAAATGGATCCCAGTCGCTATCGGCTACACGCATCTGCCCGGCCTCCATGCTGTTGGTACGGGCCAACCGTCTCATCATGCAAGCCATCCTGGTGGCGGACATAAGGTCATCGTTGCGGTCTACTATCTTGTTGTCCTTCATGTGGTAACCGCGGTACTCATCGAACCACAGGTCGCAGTTACTGAACACGTGGAACCTGCCGGTCTGCATGAGGGTCCTCATGTCAACTATCCCAGGTTCGATAGTATTGCCACCACCTATGTAGGTTGCATGCTGGGGCAGCATCTTGACCCCTAGCTCTGCGTAGAGCTGGCGCCAGGATTTGCCCGCGTTCTTACCCTCTGTGGAGGCGGCCCTATTGCCGTCATGGGGCCAGGACACGGGCTTCCAAATGCCTAGCTGCCTAAGGAATTCGGCATGGATAACGGGCGGTTGACGAGACTGCTTGTAGACATGGGTGACATAGACATGATCTAGGCCGTCATCACCCCGGTCGATAGCCAGGTTCATGATGGCGGTGGGGTGGTCCCAGCCGAAGTCCATACCGATGATCTGCTTGAAATGGTTCGGGATGGAGAAGGGCTCGCACTTGAGATCTTCTTCCGGGAACTCGAACACCATGCCCTCACCCATAAGGGGGATGCCCCTGGTGCGGGCGTCGCGCTGCCATTCGGGGATGCCGGCCAGGAGTTCGGCCATGACATCGGGATGGTCCCAAATGTGGGGAGCGTCTTTCCACTCCATCTCGGTGAGGTGACGAAATTGGGAATCGGGCGTGGGATAGAAGCGGTCTACGACATTGGTCTGGCCGCCAAGCGGGGTGAAGGTGAGGAGCGCGCGGCCCCGGTCCAAGGCATTGGTCATCCGCAGCATGGCTTCGTCGTAATGGAGCGGCTTCGGTTCCTCGTCTAGCAGGAAGAAATCCACAATCACGCCGTACCAGGTCTCCACGTCCTCCGCGTAGGTGTGAAACTCTATCTCAGAAATGGAGCCGTTAATGTGATTGACATAAACTTTGTCTAGGGTTTCGGCGACGCCTCTGGTGCGCGTGGTTCCGTGGATGCAATGGGCCGGCAGAAGCCCAGACCCATATGCGCCCTCTGGTCCCATAATCTTACGCTGGAGCGTATTGCGGACTGCTGTCGCCGTCTTGCCGCATACCCAGACAACAAGTGGTCTGCCCTTGGTAGGCTTGAATTTGTGACCAGGCCAACCATCGGGCCATCCCGGCGTGCCTGGCTCCGGATATAGGCCGGTTGTATGGAAGACTACCTCGGCGCCGCCGCTTGTAGACTTACCGACTTGGTTGGCACAGATGGCCCCTCGTTCGCGAAAGGTAAGCCCCGCGGCGTGCATTTCCATTTGCTTTGGATAGGGGTGGTAGTCGAGTAGTGCGTACTCGTCGTCAGTCCTTTGTAGGAACTCCACCGCCTCCAGCAATTGCTGGGACTTGCTCAACTGTTATCACCTCTGACCCGACAACGCGCTTGGCCGACTCGAGCCGCAATAGCGCCAGCTCCTTCAGCGACAGATCCTCGAGCGGGTTGGTTACCTTGACTGTCTTGGTTTCCTTGATGAAGGGGGAGCCGGTATCAAGCGCCCGGCCTAGCATCTCGAGCGTGTTCTTGGCCTCGGTCTCGTTGCGCATCTTGTCATCGATGTGCTCGCCAGAGCGGTTGTAGACCGCCACCTTCTCCTTGCAATACTTGTAGAGCTCCCACATCTCCTCGACCAGCTTCTCCTTCACCAGCCAGTTTGATAGATCTTTATCTGTAATCGCCTCGAGATCGCCGGCCCTCTTCTCTGCCACTCGCCGCTGGAGTGTGGGCTGGCTGGCGAGGAGCTTGACCCCCAACTCCCCGGCCCGTATGGGGTTGCAGTCCGGATACGCTGAGATATATGCCTTCTCAAAGTCCCCAGTGTGGGCGTACACGGTGGCGAAAGTCTCGCGGTCTGGCTGCTTGAGTGTGGGCATGGGCTCCCCGGCTTGCATTTCCCATTACCTGGAGGTAGTTGGTTGCGCAAGTCTGCGCCCAAAGGCGGCCCATGCCCCAATCCGACTTCTTCAAGAACTTCTGGAAGCCCAAGTCCCCCGTCCGTGGCGATTGGCTGCCCATCAATGTTCGGACCAATGCCAACACCTGGGACAAGATCAACACCTTTGCCGGGGTTATCATCCAGGACAGGGGGGCGCTCAGGCCGGCAGTTACTGGCACGAACAAGTCTCTCACCATTGCGCCGACATACACGTATGGGGGTACGGACTACGCGGGTGGCACAGTCGCGAGTTCTGGAGAAGCGGCCATTACCGCTGGCGCCTCCTGGATCAAGACGGCAGGGTACACGTCAACGCTCACCAACAGCGGTGTAGGTGCCATCGCCACCATGCGCGGCATAAGTTACGGGAGCAATCTGGTTCTTAGCTCGACCGGCGCCTCCAGCCTCGTGGCACTCGGCGCATATGCTTACGGCCAGACAACCACATCAACCGCAGGCGCGGTCTCTAGTCTGATCGCTGGCTACAACTACGATGGTGATATATCGATCTCTGGCGGGCTTGCACAGGTCTGTGCGATCGATGTTTCTGCGTATGCAGAGTTCACCCTGACCGGCGCCAACGGGGGCAGCGGTGGGCAGGTACACGCCGTGTCCATGGCCGGGGCGAACACTGTCGTGCAGCCCGAGTCGCGCGGTGCAATGACCGCTATCCGGGCGGTTGGCGGCGCGGACTTCTACGCATTTGGGCAGGGCAACGCGGCCGTGGTATACGCTGATGGTGCAAATATCAACCAGGGCACCAGCCTCGCCAACTACGCGCGTGGGTCGCTCGTGGCCGGATCGTTTACGTGCTCCGATGTCGGGTCGGTCATTGCGCAAACACATGGGGCCGGGAACCTCATGGTGACACAACTCGATGCAGACGCAGGCGGGGACATCATTGGGCTGCTGGGCTCGTCTGTAACGCCCGCCAAGGGCTCTGCCATGGTTGGCTACGCCCATGCTGCCGCAAGTCGATACCACCAAATCAGGAACCTGGCCCAGGGCTGCATGATGGTGTTCTATGCCGACTCGCCGGCCTCGAACCCAAAGAACTTCAGAGCAGAGATGGGGCTCACCGCCAAGGGCTCGCTCATGACGATCTGCGGGATTACCCGGAACATCGACAGCACGGCCTACGTGGATGGCAAGGGCTGTGGGATGTTCGGCTATGTGCGGCGCGGGTCTGCTCAGATAAACAATAGCTGTCAGGGGTCTTTGGCGGTTGGAAAGGCGGGAGTCAACACCAGCACGGGATATTTCCAAGTGCTGAGTAGCAGCGGCTCATTGCTCGTTGGGATGGCGTCGCATGGACAATCGGTACTGGTACAGAACAGCGATGGTGGCATGGCGGTTGGCAGGGCTATCAATGCCGGCGTGATCGCCAACGGCGGCGTCTCCTCCATGCAGCTTGGCGAAGGCACGAACGACATGCCCAAGTCGATCGGCATGGGTGCAGAGCTTCGTTTCAACTTCTACGGTGTGCCCGGCACGGTCCGTTCTGGCGACCATTGGATGACGGGCGGGACGCAGCTACATAGGCGCGTCCGCACCCTGGCCCAGAGTGCGGGAAACTTCTCGGCGGATGAAGACGCGCAGACGACACAGAATGTGCTGCGGGCGTCAACTTCCGATACCACGGAGACGGAGCTGTTCTTCACTGGCTCGTCTGGTCGGCTGGCCATAGCTGCTGGTGAGGTCTGGGCGTATGACGTTACTGTCGTTGGCAAGTCCGATACCAGCGACAACATCGCCTACTTCCGCTTTGAGGGCGCACTACAGAACGTCGCCGGCACACTCAACTTCGTTACTGGCGGGTCTGGGGTCGCGGACAAGACGCTGAGAGATGCCGCTGGCTACCTGTGTCGAGTTGATGCCAATAGCACGAACGACGCCCTGCAAATCTGGGTCACCGGCATTGGCACCGAAGCCATTGAGTGGCTGGCATTTGTCAGGCTAACTGAGATCAATACGTAGTGCCGACCGATGACTACACCTTGCAGGGAGGTAACCGCACGCTGCGCGGGCCCAACTTCGCAGCAGACCACGACGCCGAGGTAAGAGAGTTCGTTCTCACCTGCGAGACCGACAACAATACCCAGACCGAGCTATTCATCGACGGGGACGCGGGCTCACAGCGCATTGGCCTGGCAGCCTCCACCACTTACTACTTTCACGCAAACTGCGTGGCCCGGCGCACTGACGCGGACGGCGAAAGCGGCGGCTATCGGATGCACGGGCTGATTGATACGGACGCCTCCACTGTCGTTGCCTTTGCCGGCGGGTACACGGGTAACGCGCAGGACGACTTCGAGGATACGGGCGGCTGGGCCTTTAACTGCATTGCAGATGACACCAATGACGCCATCACATTCCACGGCACTGGCGAGAACGCCAAGACGATTCAATGGGTGTGTCATGTGCTGATTGTCTCCACGACGGGGTAACCAATGACTGAGCGGTTCAACGTAGACAACATCACGGTTGCTGCCGGAGTGGCCACAGAGACGACCCCAGAGAAGCCCGTGTCAGCGCGTGCCGTGCCGAGGGATGTGCTGGCTAGGCAAAGCTCCGACTGGAACAGCCAGCTCGTACGGCTGGCCGAACAGATCGCAGACAACCAGGCCAAGCAAACCGAGTTGCGACGCAGGGTCGCAGAGCTAAGGTCGATCCTAGACAAGGTCCCCAAGCCCACATCGCGCTAGAGGCCACATGCCAGAGGAAGCACCCACAGTACACCGCAGCGTCACCGGCATGCCCCGCAGCGGCTCCACGCTGCTTGTGGATATCCTTGCCCAGGATCCCGACACCCACACCATGTCTGAGTCCGAGACGCCCCAGATCGTGGCCCAGCTTGCCACCACCTTCTCCGGCTGGCCCGCCCAGGGGCGGCACCAGCAAGGGCAGCTGGCAGAGAAGGAGCGGCGGCTCGAGACCGTGCGGCGGGCCATCGAGGGCTCGTATTCCCAGCACGAAGAGAAATACACGGTAGACAAGTCCCGGGGCTTCCCCCATATCGCCCAGCAGATGCTGGAGTACTACGCGCGGCCACGGTGGGTGTGTGCGGTGCGAGACCTGCGCGGGGTAATGGGGAGCTGCGAGAAGCGGTACTCGATGAACCCCGAACTCTACATCGTGCCGCCGGAGATCGTGAGCGTGGACCAGCGGATGGCGTATTGGCTGGCGCCAGGGAACCTGATCGGCAACGCGATCCTGGGCATCCGCACCATGATGCTGAAAGACAAGTCCAAGAAGATCCCGCTGTTCCTGCGCTACGAGATCTGGAGCTGCTTGCCGGAGCTCTACCTGGAGCGGGCGCGGGCCCATCTCGAGCTACCGGAGTTCCAGCATGACTTCGACTCGATCGAGCAGACAGCCACAGACCCGGACTCAGCAGCCATGAGCCTCTATCCCCACCGCACCGAGGACGGGGAGCCACGGGCGCTGAAGCCGGCAGATGTCCACGAATGGAAAGACCATATCCCGGAGGAAGTCATGGCCGGGCTCTTTGCCAGTCCTGAATATGGACCTATGATGGGGTGGTATCAGTCAAACTTTGGGTGGAACGGGGACGGGATTGTCTAGTGGCGACTACCAGATTGGCGTGTGCCCGATGGGTTGTACGATCCACCCTTGGGCGGACGAACACCCGGCCTGCAAGGAGCACGGCCTGCCGTTCCAAATCCTTAGTCCCAAGGTCGGGTTTTACGAGAACATACTCGCGCAGATGAACAACAGCGGGCTGGACCACATGGAAGCCATGAGGCGGTATAGGATACTGCTGGCCCAGGCGGCACGTGGTGGGTCTAGTGCAGGGGGAAGAACGAAGTGACTCAGGACAAGAAGGATCTTGAGATGGCATTCGAGAACTGCTGCTCTGAGATCAACGCCATGGGGGTCGCACCCGTGGAGAAAACATCTTCCCACCTGATGCTGACAGAACAGATGCGGGGGCGGGCAGCAACCTTGCGGGGATTCATTGCTCTAATCACCGCAATTGAAGACCTGAATAAGCAAACCAGGGGGATGAACTAGATGGCAGACACAGAAGAACAGCCCGTCAAGCTGCCCGAGGGTGCGATTGTGCTTACGATCGTACTGGCGCCGGATGGGTTGTATTGTGGGCAGACGCCGCTCAAGTCGTTCCACGCGGAACTAGGGGAAGACGGCGGGGTGTCGCATACGCTCGTGATGAAGAGCCCAGGCAACGCTGAAGCGTTGAAGTACGATGGCAAGGATGCGGAGCCGGCTAAGGAGAAGAAGTCAGGGTCGGGGCGGCCCAGAGTGCGGAAGGGCTAGCGCGCCGACCCCGACTAGCTAGCACTCGGCAATGCAATCGCCCTGAGAAAGCCCCGTCAGTGCCGCGTATGCTTCTTCACAGGTCTTAACACCCTCCCCTACCCGCAGCGCATAAATACCGGGCGTGGAACCATCTGTGCAGACCAGATAGCGTTCGCCCGTTGCATGCCTAACCAGCATGCGCGGGGCTGATCCAAGCACACCAACCCCCTCGTCAAACTCCAGCAACTCGGAGCCCGAATCGCGCAGGTACTCCCACGTGCCGTCATGCTCGTCGTCACGTGGGCCACTCAACCCGGGCCCGTACTGCTGCATTAAAATGCGCTTGACCTCAGCGTTCTGCTCTTGGCCTATTTCGGCAGATGTAATGGTTTCGGGCTGCTGGACAATGCGCGCGTCGACCCGCGTGCCCTCGATGAAGTGCAGCGCCCAGCCATCGCGGTAGGCAAGCGCCGGCCCGTCTCGTTTGTGCAGGCGGTGAGAGCCCCAGCCACGCGGCGCGATTTGCTCCAGATGAATCTCTGACGGCCTGTCGGAAACTATCACGAATTGCTTGTGTGGCCACCACCAACCACCGGCAGACTGGGGCTTCGCGTACGCACGCTCGCGTTCCCAGATGTCACCAGACAGCTCTAGTCCACAGATATCGCGAAAGAAACCGGCGTATGCTTGCCAGGATAGCCACCAAGAGCCGCCGAAACGGTAATACCAGGACCTGTCCACAGCATCGTCCACAGCGCCGACCACAGCGCCGACCACAGCGCCGTCCACAGCGTCGCGCACAGCGCCGTCCACAGCGCCGCGCACAGCGCCGTCCACAGCGCCGTCCACAGCGCCGCGCACAGCATCGCGCACAGCATCGCGCACAGCATCGACCACAGTGCCGCGCACAGCATCGTCCACAGCGCCGCCCACAGCATCGTCCACAGCGCCGCGCACAGCGCCGTCCACAGCGCCGTCCACAGCATCGTCCACAGCGCCGCCCACAGCGCCGCGCACAGCATCGCGCACAGCATCGACCACAGCGCCGCGCACAGCGCCGTCCACAGCATCGCGCACAGCATCGCGCACAGC